AAACCATCGTTGAAACATCAAGCGGCTTGTCGAAGTATTTGCTTGCTGATGATGTTACTATTACCGCCACTGCTGAGAACATCACTGTAGGTGACCCTGCACAGTTCATCATTGGCGACTTGAACAGCACGACAGTGACCGTGACTGACAACGTGACAAACTCCCCAGACGATTGGTCTGGCAACAAGTATTTCTTTGACGGCACTACATGGACGTTGAACCCTGATTGGGTAGACCCGACACTCGAAGACGAGGAATAATCATATGCGCACCATTGGTACACCCAGCACACAAGCACGAAAGCTGAACGCCATTGCCAGTGGTGCATTGCCCAATGGTAAGCCTGTTATCGTTAATGCTGATGGGACTGTTAGTGTTGTGGCGGGGCCTCCCGATCCCACACAGTTAATTGCTGGACGTGCATATGGCAACGGTACGGCTTATGACTCCAACAGTGAAAAAACAGTAATGGTTTATAATGATAGCACCAACAGCTATAAGGGTACGGCTGTTGTTGCAACTGTAAGCGGCAATGAGATTAGCCTTGGGGTCCCTGTAATTTATGATACATCCCTTAGCTCCGCAGACACTATAGCCGTTTTTGACTCCAACTCAAATAAGATTGTTGTTCTCTACCATGATGATGGCAACTCCAGTTACGGAACTGCGATAGTAGGTACGGTAAGTGGCACGAGCATTAGTTTTGGAACTGCTGTAGTATTTGCGTCTGAGACTTCACAGTCCCTTGGAGCCGCTTTTGACAGCAATTCTAATAAGATAGTTGTAGCAGGGCGCATAGGAAGCTCTGGTAAGGCTGTAGTCGGCACCGTGTCTGGCACAGGTATCTCCTTTGGCAGTGCAGTGACATATGAGTCAGGGGCAGCATTAGAGAACAATGTTGTTTTTGACTCAAGCAGCAACAAGATTGTTATTGCCTTTAGTGATGACAATGACGGTGGTGACGGCAAGGCTATTGTTGGTACAGTTAGCGGGACCTCTATTTCATTCGGCGCACAAGCTGAATTTACAACAGACTACACCACCAACATATCAGCCACATTTGACTCATCCTCTAATAAAGTCCTTATTGCTTGGTCTGATATAAACTATGTAGGAAAGGCTGTAGTCGGAACCGTGTCTGGAACGAGCATTTCTTATGGAACTGTGGCTTCATCTTTTGGGGATGCACAATCTTTAACTTCTGCGTATAATGCGGCTACAAATAAACACCTGTTATTCTTTAGGGACTTATCAAGCCCTAACTACGGCATGGCGGTTCAGGCTACGGTCTCTGGGACCAGTGTTTCTTTTAGTTCAGAGGCAGCCTTCACTGACTTTTCTGTGTTTAGTCCCGACTCAGCGGCTTATGACTCAACGGAGCAGAAAGTTATATTATGCTTTAGAAACTTCACCGACAGCGTACAAGTAGCGGCAGTTTACACTGATCTGGTAGCAAACCTCACCAGCGAGAACTACATCGGCCTATCCAGCAACGGCTACCCTGACACCGCTGGTGCTACCATTGATGTGCAAGGTGCGATAAACGACAGGCAATCAGGTTTGACTGCGGGTCAGAGCTACTACGTCCAGACGGATGGCACATTGGATACAACCGCTGGAGACCCAAGTGTTTTCGCTGGCACAGCCATATCGGCAACAAAGATGATCGTGAAAGGCTAGAGCATGAGAACTATACCTGAACTTGCAGAGGGTACGCACCGAGCCAAGGCTACGGGAACTCTGCCGAACGGTAAGCCTGTTATTGTTAATGCTGACGGGACTGTTAGTGTTGTTGCTGCGGTAGCGTCTGCCGTAGGGTCAGAAGTAGTATTTGAAAATGCAAGAGCAGATCAAATCTCATCCACTTTTGACAGCAATTCTAACAAGGTTGTTATCACATACAAGGACGTTGGAAACTCTAATTATGGAGCATGTGTTGTCGGCACAGTTTCTGGAACAAGTATTAGCTTTGGCACGCCTGTTGTGTTTGAAAGCGCCAATTGTACGGCCACCAGTGCCACGTTTGACAGCAATTCAAATAAAGTAGTTATTGCTTATACGGATGGAGGTAATTCTAGCTATGGTACGGCTATTGTAGGAACAGTTAGCGGAACCTCAATTAGCTTTGGAACCCCAGCAGTCTTTGAAAGTGCCGGCATAGGCTACCCCAATTCCACCTTTGACAGCAACTCAAACAAAGTAGTTATTGCTTACAGGGATAATGGAAACTCTAGCTTTGGTACGGCTATTGTGGGTACTGTTAGTGGAACTTCAATTAGCTTTGGAGCCGCAGCAGTCTTTGAAAGTTCTAATAGTGTTTATATCTCATCCACCTTTGATAGTTTAAATAATAAAGTAGTTATTTCCTACAATGATTATTCTAACTCTCAAAATGGAACTGCTGTAGTAGGTACTGTTAGCGGGACATCAATTTCTTTTGGAACGCCTGTTGTGTTTGAGGGCGCAACAACTACCTATACTGCTGCTACTTTTGACAACAATTCAAATAAAGTAGTTATTGCTTATACGGATGGAGGTAATTCTAGTCATGGTACGGCTATTGTAGGCACAGTTAGTGGAACTTCAATTAGCTTCGGTACGCCTGTTGTGTTTGAAGGTGCAAGCACTCTTTGGTCTTCTATAGCTTTTGACAGCAGTGCAGGTAAAGTAGTTATTGCCTACAGGGACACTGCGAACTCTGGCAAAGGTACACTTGTCTCCGGCACTGTCAGTGGTACAGGGATAAGTTTTCAATCTCCCGCAGTGTTTGAAAGTGGGTCTGTGCAATGGATTGCAACCGCATTTGATAGCAATGCTAATAAAGTTGTCATATCTTACAGAGATGATGGAAATTCAAACTATGGAACTTCTGTAGTCTTCCAGAACGAGTCCACCAACCTCACCGCCGAGAACTACATCGGCATGTCTCAGGGCGGCTCTGTAGCAGGCGGTAGCAGCGCCACGGTAGACATCATCGGCTCACTCAGCACAAACCAGTCCGGCCTCACGGCAGGGCAAAGCTATTACGTTCAGACAGACGGGACGATAGGCGAGACCGCTGCCAATCCAAGTGTCTTTGCAGGGACAGCAATATCTGCTACAAGTTTAGTAGTGAAAACATAAGGCGAAACCATGCCTCTAATCCCGCTAAAACTCCCCGCTGGCCAGTACCGAAACGGCACTGACCTTATGTCTCAGGGCCGCTGGCGGGATATTAACCTTGTCCGCTGGCACGAGGATGCGCTGCGTCCTGTTGGTGGCTGGCGTCAACGTGCTTCCGTTGATTTAAACGGCGTCGTTCGATCCATGCTTGCGTGGGAGGAAAATGACGGCCTGCGCCAAACCGCTGCGGGGACGTACAACAACCTGTACGTCATTAACGCAAACGGCACGGCGACTGAAATTACGCCTACTGGGCTAACTGCTGGCCGAATTGACGCAAACATCAATACGTCCTACGGCGGCGGGTTTTACGGAAACGAAGAATACGGCTTGCCACGCGCTGACACTGAAACAATTTTGCCAGCTACAACGTGGAGCCTTGAAAACTGGGGCGAATATCTGCTGGCCATGTCTAGCGACGATGGTAAATTGTACGAGTGGCAAGGCAACACTGCCACCGACGCCGCTTTAATTGCAAACGCGCCTACAGGCTGTACTGGCATGATGGTGACTGAGGAGCGTTTCGTCGTGTGCTTTGGCGCTGGCGGCGACCCGCGTAAAGTGCAGTGGTCAGAACGCGAGGACAACACTGTCTGGTCTCCTTTGGCGACCAACGAAGCTGGTGACATAAACATCCAGACAAACGGAGTTATACTTACGGGCCTTCGCACACGCGGTCAGTCTTTAATCCTAACAAGCGAAGACGCCCACAGCATGACGTACCAAGGCCCGCCGTTTGTCTACGGTGTGGAGCGTGTTGGAACCTCCTGTGGGCTTATAGCGGCCCGCGCGGCGGCGTCTGTTGACAACGGCGTAATCTGGATGGGCTTGCGTGGTTTCTTTAGCTACTCCGGCGGCAGGGTGCAGAGTATTCCGTGTGACGTGGCTGACTATGTATTCAGCGACATTAACAGCGACCAGCGGTCAAAGGTTTCTTGCGTAGTTAATAGCGCGTGGAATGAAATTTGGTGGTTTTACCCTAGCTCAGACAGCACTGAGTGTGACAGATATGTCGCATATGACTTTGTGGAAAACATTTGGATAACTGGTCAAATGGACCGGACTGCTGGCGTTGACCGAGGTGTGTTTAGATACCCGATGTTTATAGATAGCTCTGGTGAGCTATACGAGCATGAGATCGGCTACAGCTACGGCTCAAGCACTCCCTATGCGGAAACCGGGCCTATCTCTATTGGGTCTGGCGACAACCTAATGAATGTTGTTGAGCTTATCCCCGACGAAAAAACTCAGGGCGATGTGACTGCCACGTTTAAAACACGTTTCTATCCAAATGGTGATGAAAGTGAATACGGGCCTTTCAACATGAGCAACCCTACTTCGGTTCGCTTCCAAGGGCGTCAGGTGCGGATGCGCGTTGAGGGCAGCGTTGCAACTGACTGGCGCGTTGGCATCATGCGGTTAGATGCGCGGCAGGGCGGGCGTCGATGAGAGTTGTCCCACCCATTACTCTTGACTTAGCGGCGTGGGCAGAAAACTTGCGGCGTTATTTGGGCAAGGCTCTGAACCTGCTTGACAGTAAAGAGGCTGGAGCTTCTGCGGCGGAAGATGGCGTGTTGCTGTGGGATCGAATTAACGGCTACCCAGTAGTCAGCAAGAACGGTGAGTGGCGTCAGATCGTGCTGGAAGACGGGCATGGCGACTTTTTCATTAGTGCGGATGTAACGGCAGCAAGCGCAAACACAGAATACAAACTCACCTACACAGCGGAAGCGCCTAACAGCGGCATCACGTTGGGAACTCCTGCAAGCAGAATTGTGTTTGAGGAAGCTGGCCAGTACGTTATAGCCTTTTCTGCGCAGATTTCATCTACATCATCCAGCACTGTGCATTTTTACTTTTGGCCTAGCGTAAATGGAACCGACATTAACAACAGCGCAATGACTACCGCATTGCACCAAAACAACGCAACCTTGGTTACTTCGCGGACGCAAGTATTTACTGTCGCCGCCAATGACTACCTTGAGGTTAACTGGATGGTGGACAGCATCAATGGCTTTTTAAATGCCACAGCCGCTGCATCACCCGTTCCGAATATTCCTGCATCAACGCTTTCAATTACGAGGTTGCACGGATGATTGAAGAGTTGGAGCGTTGCAAGCCTTGGATTAATGCAGCTTTAAGCTACAGCGGTGGCACGCATGACTTTGATGATATCGTCGATGGCTTGCAAAAAGGCACGTTGCAACTGTGGCCTACACCAAGGGGGTGCATAGTCACTGAAATAGTGGTATATCCGAAGAAACGCGTGTTAAACGTATTTCTAGGTGGCGGTGAATTGGACCAGATTTTAGATATGCACGATGATGTGATAGAATGGGGCAAAGCTCAGGGTTGTAGCGCTCTAACAATGTCTGGCCGATATGGCTGGAAGAAACCATTAAAGGCACACGGCTGGGAAGCTCATCATGCCTCATACATTAAGGAGTTTGAGTAATGTCAAAAGGTGGGTCAACTTCCTCAACGGCAACAGTACCACAGTACATTGAGGATGCAGCAAAAGCCAATCTGGCCAAAGCTGAAGATATTTCAAAAATCGGCTACACGCCATACTACGGTCCAGACGTTGCCGCGTTTACTCCAATGCAGCAGGCAGGGTTTCAAAACACAGCCGACACAGCAAGTGCGTTTGGTTTGGCTGGTGGCGGAACTGGCATGGAGGGTATGCCCGCTCCAACTACATATGCGGGTGGTGTCCAAGGGTATTCGTCTGCCCCAATGTTTGAGCAATCTATGGCCGAGCTTGAGGCACGGCGTCCCGGCCAATACGCTGCAATCAATGCTCCATTTATTGATCCCGTGACTGGCGCGCAGCCAATGACCCCATACGGAACTGGCGGGATGCCAGAAGCGGACGTAGGTGGGGGTGTCCCCGGTGGAGTTGTTCCTATTTCAGGCTCTGATGACGATGATGATTTTCATCGACAAATGATGGCAAACGCATCTAATCAAGGTGCGGGCGGTGGTGGTTTTGGACTTTCTCCGTCTGGCAGAATATCCGCTGCTCTTCCGGGCGGCGTGAATGACCGAAACCTAACAAGGCCCGTAAACCAATTCATTGCAGGGGCAACCAGCCCAACTCAGCAATCTGGTGCGGTAACAAGTAGCCCCAGACCTGTCAGCAGGGATTCAGCAGGGACAAGCGACACCGGAAGCTGTGTAGTAGCAACACACGCAGTTAACTCAGGTGCATTTTCCCCAGCTACTAAGCGTGAGGCTGTTGTGTGGTGCATGAACGCGCTGCACGGTAAATGGTGGGGCGAGGCTGTACGGCGCGGCTATCGTTACTGCGGCAACAAGAAAATTGAGCAAGGCAAGGCGCGTGAGCATTACGGAGAGTTCCGTCGCTACATTGACTTTGCCAGCGGTAAAAAGCGCACATTTCGAGGCGCACTTACGTTTACACTCCGAACTGCACAGTTTTTTGCAGTCGGTTTAGTTAAGAGGGACGCATAAGATGGCTGGTTCAGCATTAGGTGGCGCATTGTCAAGCTCGGCAGGGGTGCGTGGCAATCAGCCTGCATTCCTTACCAACCCTTCCCAAAGCACTGGGGCAGGGCGAGTTGCGCCAGCAGCAACCTTTAGGCAAGGACCATCTGGCGGCAAAGGTGGAGCGCAGGGCAATCAGGGGCAGGTGTCTCAGGCTGTAATGGGTCCGCAGCAGGCTGTAATGGGTCCGCAGCAAATGCAAAACCAAGGTCAGCGGCAGATGACGCAGCAAGAGGCTCAACTTGGCCGCTTTCAGAATATGGCGATGGCGCAGCAGGGCAATCAGGGCCAGCAGGGGCTGCCGCAAGCGCAATACTCCCCAATGCAACCGACTGGCGGCTTCAACGTCAATCAAGCGGCGGCGGGTAGCTTGCAGCAGGCGATTGGCACGGCTGGCGGGCTTGCCAACTTTCAAGCGCAAAGAATGCAAGCCGCGCGCGGTGGCCCGACTGCCACTTACGGCGGCGCAACCGTTGACCCCACACAGGCATACGGCGGCGCAACCGTTGACCCCACACAGGCATACGGCGGCGCAACCGTTGACCCCACACAGGCATACGGTGGAACTAATGTTGGGCCGACTGCCACTTATGGCGGAGCAACAATCAGTCCCATCGAGCGCGCCCAAGCAGCGCAGCTTGCCAACGCCGAAAGAATGCAGGGTGTTGGCGCGGTTCAATCAGCACAAGCTCCAGATCAAATTTCCGTTGACCAGATTAGAACCGCAGACATTTCACAGTACATGAACCCATATCAGCAGCAGGTTATTGAAGCTGGGCAGTCAGATATTGAGCGCCAACGCCAACTTGCGTCAAACACGCTCGGCGCTCAAGCGCAAGCTGCGGGAGCATTCGGCGGGTCACGTCAGGCCGTACAAGAAGGTATCCTTGCTGGAGAGGCCCTGCGACAGTCGGGCCAATTGTCTGCGCAGCAACGTCAGGCTGGGTTTCAGCAGGCAGTTGAGAGTGGCAAGTTTGACATTGGCCAAACGCAAGCCGCTCGCACCCTTGAGTCGCAGCAGGGCTTTCAGGCCGAGCAATTTGGGCAGCAGGCGCGTGAAGCCGCTGCTGGGCGAGACCAAGCGGCCCGCGCAGGCAATATGCAAGCAGCAAACCAGTTTACGCAGCAGCAGGCCCAATTTGAGCAACAAGCCACAATGGCCAACCAAGCTGCGGCTAATGCAAGGGCGCAGGCGCAGGCGCAGCTTACACAGCAAGCTGGTCTTGCCGCCACAGCAGCCCAGAACGCAGCCACCTCGCAGCAAGCGGGTCTCACACAGCAAGCTGGCCTTACTGGCGCAGCTCAAGATGCTGCGCGCGCTTCACAGCAAGCGGGCCTTACACAGGCCGCTGGACTTGCTGGTTCTGCGCAAGATGCTGCGCGCGCATCACAACAAGCGGGTCTCACACAGCAAGCTGGCCTTACTAGCGCGGCTCAAGATGCTGCGCGCGCTTCACAGCAAGCGGGCCTCACACAAGCCGCTGGTCTGTCAAATCAGGCTGCAATCAACCAAGCCGTGCAGGCTCAAGCCGCTCGACAGCAAGCCGCCAACCAAGCGAATTTTGGAGGCCAATTCCAAGCCGCTGGTGTTCGTGCTGGCGCAGCAGGCCAACTTGGCCAGCTTGGTCAGCAGGCTTTTAATACATCGCAGGCTATTCAGCAGCAACAAATGCAGCAGGGCTTGCTCCAGCAAGGGCTTCAGCAGCAGCTCATCAATGCAGCTCGCGGCCAATACGCTGGCGCAGTTGGCGCACCACAGCAATCACTCGGATTGCCACTTACCGCGTTGGGTGCAGCTCCGGCTCCGCAGAGTGTCACGCAAACGCAAAGTCCCGGATTGTTTAATTACATGCAGCTTTTCGCAGGAATGTGCTGGGTTGCTCGCGAGGTTTACGGCGAGGATGATCCTAAGTGGCTGCAATTCCGCGAGTGGGTTATTGGTTACTCACCGAACTGGTTTTACAACGCTTACAGCAAATATGGCGAAAATGTGGCAAAAGTTGTGGCAAAAGTGCCAGCTCTTAAACTGGTTATTCGCCCGTTTATGGACGCTAAACGCAAGGCAATGGGGTATAAGTAATGCCGCAAGGGTTTATTCCCCTCTCAACGCAAATGGACTTTCTCTGGAATGAAGTGCAGGGAAATGAGAGGTCTGGCTTTGGTAAGTTTCTTACGTCCAACGCATCAACGCCAGAAGACTATGCGACGTTGTGGGAAAAATACTATGAGCGCTCTGGCGGCGCTGGTGACGAAAAAGCTCGGAACTACGCCAGCAGCGTATTTGCAGCAATGCAAGACGGCACATCAAACCCCGGTTTAATCTCACCTAACGCGAAATTTGCTTATAGCTACCTCACGGAAAAAGGTCTCACACCGCAACAAGCCTCTGGCGTCACTGGTCGTCTAATGGCTGAAAGCTATGAGGACATGAACCCAGACGCTCGCAACACTATGGCAGGCGGCAAAGGCACATATGGCATCGCGCAATGGCGCGGCAGCCGGATGAATGATTTGGCAAAATTTGCAGGCGTTGACGTGGGCGACATTACATCACTGCCAGCGACCAGCGCCAGCGGCGGTTTACTTACAAGCAATCAAGGGGGTCAAGATATGGCCATTTCGAATAAGCCTCCATACATGATGGGCGGCGAGGAAACTTACAACGCGCCTAACATGCAGCAGCAAGGCGGGATGCGCGGGCTTCTGTCAACTCTGAAAGACAAGGCGACTGCTGTTAATCCGCAAACCGGGTTGACGGGTTTACAGACCTTTGCGGCGGCGCTTGACCCTCTTATCCTGCCAGAGCTGCGTGGCGGTGGTGAGGCTATTCGGAAGCAGGGCGCGCAACGTGTTGCGGCTGGGAACAAGAACAGAACCATCGAGATGCTGCGGGCCAGAGGTCGTGATGACTTGGCTGATATGCTTGAGCGCGGCATGATTTCTCCGACCGATGCGGCTGGGCAGATGTTGGCCACGCCGAAAGAAAAAGGTAAAGTTGTTGATGCTTCAGTTTTGCGCCAAATGTTCCCCGGCGCTGAGATTGACCCCGGCCTTTATAATTTGAAGCCCGACGGAACGGCCAGCAAGATCGGCGGGGGCGGAGTTAGCGTCCAAAATGTTGTCAAGCCCGGTCAGGTTGATGCAGAGGAAGAGCTGCGCAAAAAGCTCATGCAGAAAAAAGGCGAGGGCTTTGCTAAAATGCTTGATGCAGGTTCAGCGTCAGCCTCTTCTCTGACTGACTTGAATATTTTGCAGCAGCTTGCGCCTCTGGCCCCGTCAGGCCAGCTAACTGGTAGGATTGCTCAAACTTTCAAAGGGTTTAACGACGTTGCCGACCTGCAGCAGTCAATTGTAAAACGAGTCGCCCCGACGCTGCGTGTTGAAGGCTCTGGCGCTACATCTGACCTTGAATTTAACGCAATGCTCAACTCGCTCGGTAGCCTGATAAACTCTCCAGAAGCAAACCAAGCGATTATTGCGGTGATGCAAGAAAAAGCTAAGTATAACATGGACAGGGCCGCTGTCATAAGGGCTTATGAGACAAATAAAATAAATTTAGACCAAGCGAACAACCAACTTGCTGCGCTTGACGGTCAGTCGCGCATACCAGTCCAAGTTCAATTGATTTTGGACCGCTATGCTGTTGCTGGTGAGGGTACAACCCCAAGCGGCGCAGCTACGAAAAGGTGGAACCCATCTTTAAATAATGGCGATGGAGGCTTTGAGTAATGGTTGACGTGACGCTTCCCGACGGGACAATACTGCGGGATATACCTGATACTATGAGCGCAGCGGAGCAAGAGGCAGTTGTCCGTCAATACCTGATGGAAAACCCTATTGAACCCGAAAAAGGCGCAATGCAGAGCGCGATTGACTGGGCCAAAGGCGGTCAGCGTGAGGAAAACATCCCACTGGCTTTCCAAGCCAATCTAGGTTTGCCGCAGGATAAGGCCGCAAAAATGACTGCCTTGCTTGCAACAACGGCGACCGATGAGAGGCTCAAATCTGGCATTTCAGAAATCCTACCGGGTTCTACGTTTGACAAAGATCAGTATGGCAACTTGGTTGTCACGACGCCAATTTACAAAGAAGGTCAGAAAACAGAGCAAGTCAACCGTTTTTACCCGAACCCATATGGGCTTGACATGACCGACTTGATGCAGGGAGCAGGTGTCGTTGCGTCGGCCACTGGTCTTGGTAAGGTTATGAAAATGGCTGGAGTGCCTTTGTCCGGCTATCTTGGGGCGACAACGCTTGGCGCAACTGAAGCTGGCTTAATTGAGGCTGCAAGCTCAAAACTATCTGGAGCTGATTTTAAGTTTAGTGACGTTCCTTTGGGCGCATTAGGCGGAGCCGCTGGCTTGAAGGCTGGCCAGATTTTAACGCGGGTCGCTGGCTTATTTAAGCGCACCCCGGAATCGGTTATGTTGCCCAATGGCCAGTTGAGGCCGGAAATAAGGCAGCAAATGGAAGCCGCAGGGATTAACGCCGACCAAGCTACAGCTGAGATGGCCGCCGCAATGCAGCAGCAAGTTTCTCGCGGAGTTGACCCAACTGAAGCGGCCCGCTTGTCGGCTGCTGAGACACTGCCTGTGCCTGTCCCTCTTACCACGGGGGCTACTACTGGGTCAGCGGGTCAGCAATTATTTGAAGACATGGCCCGCAAGGGTGCATATGGCCAAGTCGCTGAGGCGATGATGACATCTGCTGAAAAGCGAACACTTGAGGCGCTTCAGAAAAACCTGCCAGAAATGCAGCAAAAGATAGCAGGCCAAGGGCCGCTCATCCAGCGTGGTACAGGCGGCGCTGCGGCGCAAGAGGCTCTGTCGGCGCAAAGGCAGGCTGCGCAGGCAGAGGCCAATCGGCTGTATGACGTTGCTCGGGCTACAGGGCCAGCGTCAATGGCCCCAGACACAGCAGGCACACTTGCAGACACAATGAGGGCTTCTATTCGAGACTTCACGCCATCGTCTCGGCCAGTCACGACAAGTATTATGGACGAGATTGATGACATTCTTGCTCAAGGTGGCGACATCAAGATGCTTTTCCAGAAGCGCCAGCAACTAGCTAATGCAGGCGCACAAGGTACGCCCGAGCAGGCTGCGGCAACAGCTGCAAGAAGGGCTTTAGACAATTCTTTGGCTGATTTAGTTGAAAGATCACTTATCGAGGGCGATGACACAGCCATTGCCGCGTGGTCTAACGCAATTAAAAACTACGCTGACTTTAAATCAACTTGGTCCAGCCGAGGCGGAATACTTAACTCCCTGACAGAAACCGTCACACGCGATGGCGATTTGGTTCTGAAGCAACCTCCAGAGGCGGTGGCTAACTATATACTTGGCGCGTCAAATGCGAAGTTGCTCAAGCCGGGGAACGTGTCCAGAGACCTTTTGAAGCTGAAAAAGTTTTTACCTCAAGACGAATGGAACCAAATTCGGCAAGAGGCTTTTATCAACTTAACGGATAAATCTGTGGCTTCACGCGCTGGCGAAGATATGTTTTCCGGCGTAAACTTTTTAAAGTCATGGAAAGACATGACAACGAAAAACCCAGAGGCAATCAAGGCATTGTTTACAAAGGAAGAGCGTGACCTTATCGGTCAGTTTGCAAGTGTAGCGGCGCGGGCCACTGGCGGCGCTGTAAACGCATCAAACTCTGCCGCTGCCGCATCTGGCCTGATACAAAGACTTGGCGCAGCATTAGGGTCAACAAATCTTGCTCAATTTGCATCAAGAGTTGTCGGCGGGAAAATGGTTCGTGAGGCTTATGGCGGCGCAAGGGCAGTTAGCGCTATGCGCGGTGGAGCAACCCCAGCTCCGAACGCTTTATTTCCGGGAATTGGCGGGGCGGCTTCAACCAATGAGCCGGTGCGCGAGGCAACTGATGAGCAGATACTTGACCCTGTGCAGCGGCAAATTCAGCGCACAACTGGCTTTCGGCTTGGCGCATTTTAATTAAGGACACGGCACATGGAACTTAAACCAAAATCACGCAGCGAAATTGAGGGCATTGTCCAAGACGCAATATCGGATGCGGTGGACTTTGTTGAAGGCGAGATCAGCGAGGACCGCATTAAAGCCCAGCGCTACTATGACGGCGAGGTTGACCTTGGTTACGAGGATGGCCGCAGCAAAGTTGTAGCCACAAAAGTACGGGATACTGTACGTTCCGTAAAGCCAAGCCTTATGCGCATATTCCTCAGCACAGCCAAGCCCGTTGAGTTTGTACCGCAGGGTCCAGAAGACGTGGCAATGGCCGAGCAAGCCACTGAGTTTATGCACCATGAGTTTACCCGGCTAAACGGCTACCGCGTGATGAATGACGCCTTCCAAGATGCGCTGGTCAAAAAGCAAGGCATCGTGAAGGCATACTGGATGACGTATCCAGAGGCCGAGATTTACACTTTCTCAGACCTGTCCGACGATGAATACACATACCTCATAGACGACGACAGCGTGACTGTGCTTGAGCATACTGCCGAAATGACCATTGAGATTGACCCGATGGGCATGGAGATGGAAATGCCTATCCATAGCGTTAAGCTGAGTCGCCAAAAAGAAATGGGCGAGCTGTGCATTGAGAGCGTGCCGCCTGAAGAGTTCTTTATTAACCGTGACGCCCGCAGCTTCAAAGACGCCTACGTTGTAGCGCACCGCACTGACATGCGCGCTGGCGATTTGATTGCAATGGGCTTTGACCCAGACGTAGTGCTTAACTTGGACAGCTTTGAGAGCGGGTCAGACATGACCGAAGCTGAAATGTATGAGCGCCGTGGCTATGACATGGATACGTCTGATGAAGATGAGCAAGACCCGTCCATGCGCAATGTCGCCGTAACGGAAGCGTATATGCGCATTGACGTTGACGGCACTGGCGTGCCAGTTTTGCACAAGATCATCTGCGGCGGCACATCATACGAAATGCTGGACTTTGAGCCATGCGATGAGTTGCCATTTGCAAAGTTTGAGGTAGACCCAGAGCCACACACATTCTATGGCCGCTCACTGGCCGAGATTGTTATGGATGACCAAGACGCAGCAACTTCGGTTCTGCGCTCAATCCTTGACAACGTGGCAATGACAAACAACCCGCGCCTCGGCATCGTTGAAGGCGCAGTCAACATTGATGACGTGCTGAACAACGAAATTGGCGCAATCGTGCGTATGCGCGCTCCGGGTTCTGTGCAAGAATTATCTGTGCCATTTACCGCAGGCCAGACACTTGGCGCGCTGACATACCTAGATGGCCTCGTAGAGAGCAAGACAGGCGTTTCCAGAGCCTCAATGGGCCTAGACCCTGATGCAATGCAGTCAACCACAAAGGCCGCTGTGCAGGCCACTGTGCAGGCCGCAGCGGGTCAGGTTGAGGTTATGGTTCGCAACCTTGCAGACGGTATGCGTGACTTGTTTGGCATTATGCTTAGGCTGATGAGCAAAAACTTAGACGAAGAGCAAATGATGCGGATGAATGGCACGTTTGTGCCTGTTGATCCGCGCGTCTGGGATCAATCTATGGACGTTACGACCAATATCGGCCTCGGCACTGGCCGCGAGGAAGAGAAGGCAATGGCCCTAAATCAGGCCCTGCAAATGCAGATGACGGTCTATCAGAACTATGGCCCGAGCAATGGCCTAGTTAGCCTCACAAATATCCGCAACACTCTTGCGGACCAGCTGGCGGTTACGGGCATAAGAAACGCTGACCGTTATTTTGCGCCAATGACGCAAGAGATTGAGCAACAAATGTTGCAGATGCAGCAGCAAGCTCAAGCCCAGCAAGGTCAGGCAGCTGATCCAAACGCTGCGTTCTTGCAGGCAGAACAAATGAAGGCTCAAACCAAGGCGCAAACAGATATGGCCAAATTGCAGCTGGAAATGCAGAAGGCAGCGGCCAATGACGATCTCAAGCGGGATCAGATGGCGCAAGACTTGATGGTGGATGCGGCAAAGATTTATGGCGAGTACGGTACAGCCGTTGATGTGGCCCGTGTGAAAGCTGAACAAGACAGAAACCGCATGATTGGCGGCATGGCTCAAGGAACGCCACAATGACAACAGAAATACGCATAGAGGCCGATGAGGCACGTCGTTTGAAAAACGACACTGCATTTAAGCAGTTCATGCAAGGTGTGCGCGAAAATCAAATGCAGATTTTCGCAAGCAGTGGGGCAGCTGACGTGGCTGCCCGTGAAGAGGCGCACGCGATGATCCGTGCGCTTAACCAGA